TGCCAGCGCGCCCGGTTGGCGCTGTCATTGGCAAGTTGCCGCGCACCGCTGGCGGTCATGGTGGCGGGTAGGTCAACCATCAATTCGCGACCGGCCTGCCGCGCCCCGGCAGCCCGCTGCACCCCTGTCTGATAATCGCGGTCCTCGTCATAATAACGAAGCGCGGCAGGCGAACGCGCGGGCAGCCCTGCCCGTTGCCTGTTTCGCGAATCATCCTGCGCGCGATCCTCCAGTGCAAGCGCGTTCGGAAGAGTCAGGGTGGACTCGCCGGCTTTGTCTCGGGTGGCGATGGAGAGGCCGTCTCTTCCCGACATGCAGACAAGCGGGATCACCTGCTCAATCGCGGCAAGCGTCGACGCCAGCGGGCCGCCCTCATCCGCAAAGCCGCGAGCATGGTCAAGCGGCGTCGCGTTCGCCACCGGGAACGCATCGGGCACGATTTGCGCGAGCGATACGCTCTCATCTCCTGCGTCCGCAAAGATCTCAAAGCTGAGCGCCGGAATGCGATTGCCGTAATCGCCCAGTTCGAGATCCTCGAACACGACATAGGCACAGTCGCGAAAAGCGGGCGCGTTGTTGCCTTTGGCTGCGCCGATTAGCGGGTCGACGGGCTCATCCCCGAACCCGCGATACACACGCAGAGCGCCGCCGACCTTGAGATCGTCCTGTGCCCCGCGCAAGAGGTTGCCATCGGCCCAAATCCGACCGACCCGGGCGATCGGCGTGCTTGACACCGCCACTGCGAATGAGGCGGAATAGGAAAAGACCGTGGTTGAGGGCTGCCCCTTTCGTCCTTTTTCCTTACGCTTGCTTTCAACAAGATCGGTCGACCAGATAACCGTGCCTGGTACCCGCATCCGCCCGAACTGGCGTGGGATCGGCTGGCCATAGCTTGAGGTGCTGATCGCCAATTCACGCAGCCGCGGGCCTTCCCGTCCGCCCGGTGTGAATATGCGCGTATCGATTTGCTGGCCGATTAACCCGCCAATCGCACCGCCGATCGGTCCGCCGATCGCTGAACCGAGCGCCGTGAGAACAAGAGTCGCCATGGGATCAACCTTCTGTCTGTGTCTCGTGCCGCCACTTGACATCGATCTGCCATGCGGGATCGCGCGGCTGAAGCACGACCCGCCGGAGGCCAGCATGAGCGTGGACGACACAAAGCGGATCGGCGGCAATCGCGAGGTGGTGCTGGTAATGTCCGAGTGCGATCAGCAGCACGTCGCCGGCACGGATCGGTCCGATCGACAGCACCAAGCCGGATTCCCGCGCTGATGGAAGCCACTGAGCGATGTCGAGATTCCGCAAGGCATAGCCGCTGGGCGGGGCAGGTCGTGCGCCGTTTGCCTGGAGCACGGCCGACACGAGGCCCACGCAATCGAGGCCTGTGGCAGGATCGCGCCCGTGAAGCCGGAATGGGCAACCAATCAGCGCCCGCGCAGCCTCGGCGAGCGTTTCACCCGTTGCCGTCATGACTGGCCGTAACGCGCAAGCAGATCATTGCCCGGAAGGAACGGCTCGCCCCGGAAATTGATGGCATTGCCGAACCGGCTGGAGCAAGTCGCGATGGTATGGTCGCAGCCCGCGCGAAGTTCAGCCCGGGTGCCGATTGCTGTGCCGGTGACCAGCGGCCGATCAAGCACAAGCCAGTCGCCTTGGGCGTCGACGATTCCGAAGGCAACGCCCGTCTGTGGCCCGGCCATGAGGCGCAGTCGCCCATCAAGGTAGGACTCCCCATCAAGGCCGGTGAACCGGGTTCGGTTGCCCTCAAGATCGATCGCGGCAAGCGTGTGAACGGCGGTGAAACGTGCCGCGGAAAGACCGCACCCGCGTCCGCAAAATTCGGCCCGACACGTTGGGCTGGTGCGCGGTACCATGTCTTGTTCGAGCAGGCTTTTGGTTGAACGCAATTCGGCGGCGAACTGGGTACTGTCATCCTCGATCCGTCCGATCTGGCCGGTGTAAAGTGTGTGGTGATCGAGGCTCGCCCAGTCGACTGCGCCGATGTCGATAGCAGCTTCATCGTATAGCCCGGCTGCGAGATCCGCCTCGCGGATGGAATCATGGTGGAGTGCACCTTGGACCTCTGCGCTGTCGTTGCTGAGCTCGGATGTCAGACGGATCGCGGCCGGGATCATGCCAGGAGCGGCCAGGTGCCGAATGCCGCCGAAGCTGAGGTCGCGGTCATGGCTGGTGAAGGCGAGCGCCGCCCCGTCGCGGCGGTAGATCCGCCAGAACGTCGCGACAGTATCCAGCTCGCGGTCGAAGAATACCCGCATCAGGTTGTCTCCCGGATCTCGATCAGCGGCACGGAGGGGGCTTCCCCAGCTGCGAAATTGACGGCTGCAACATCGAGGCGGTCTTCGGCAAAGCGCACCGGCACGTCGAAGCGGAAACCTGCGCGAACCTCGGCCCCTTCGGGCGGGGCGGCAAGGAACCGCAGCACACCCTTTTCGCCTAGCGCCCAGGCGGTGCTTGCCGTTCCGCCGATGCTGACCAACAGCGTATCGGCGCGGGGGCGGGTTATCGGGCGTACCTGCGGTTCGGTGCCGCCATAGGACTTCACCAGCTGGAAATCGGCGCGCACGCCGTCACCGACGCCGATCACCTGATCAAGCATGGTCGGTGCACTGGTCATTGCGTTCGAGCTGTTGTCGAAGGGGTCCATAATCCGGAAGCCGCGCGCCGGCCCGCGGCGAGCGCGGAAGAAGGCGATCAATTCAGACAATTCGCTTTCGGAACGGATGCCCGGCCCGACATCGAAATGGAGGCGCGCGTCTGACCACAGCGAATTGCGCCGCTCATGCCCCGACGCTGTGACAGCGATCGAGGTCGAAAACTCTGGTGCGACCGAGGCGCTGCGCCCCAAAGCAAAGGGGTAGGGCACGTCGTCGAAAGGGTTCATGGCTTGCTCCGGCGGAGGGGCGAGGCGGGTGTAGCCGTCGCGGTTGACCTGTGGCAGCGCCCAGACATACCGGCGCGCGATGCCGCGTGTGGCCGCTTCGTCCAGCCCGCCGTCGATGCGCGCCCAGAACAGCTCGGCATCGGCAGGATCGAGCACGAAGCCCGCCAGATAGTCCTGATCAGCCAGAGCGTAGCCAAGCCGGTCATTGACCAGAGCATAGGCGGCACGCCGGGCGGCATCCGCGCCGGCGGTGAGCCAGTCGTAATCTTCCAACTGGAGCCGGTCGAAAGCCGGTGCGGCCCAGCCTGCGGGCAGATTGGCGCGATACTGTTCGGGCGTCGCGGGATCGAGGACCGTCGGCGTGAAGGCGAGCAGCAGCACTTCGGCTGTGCCTTGTGCCGCTGCGCGGACCGCCGCAGTGAGCGCGCCGGTCGACTGCGCGAGGAGAGCGCCTGCCGCATCGAGCAGCGCCGTTTCCGCTTCACCCAGCGGCGCGGCGATATTGGCGATGACGGGCGGGTCTCCGCCGAACGCAGCGCTTGCCGCATCATCATACAGGCAAATCTCGCGTGAAGGCGTCACCCACCACCACGGCTCGCCGATCTGGAAACGGACGGGGAGGTCGGCGTTTTTTAGCAGCGCGACAAAGGACCGGGCAATATCGGCCAGCCAGCCCATCGCCTCGCTGTTGGCAGGAGACAGCAGGGTCGACGGGGGAACCCACCCCGTCAGCGCGGGCGCCCCGCCGGCCGTGCGCTGTTTCCAGCTTTCAGGGCAGTAAGCGTCGAACAGTTCATAGGAAAGCGAGGCGATCACTTCGAACCCCGCTGCCTGCGCCAGACCGAAGAGGCTGCGGTGCCAAACCTCTGCCGGATCGCACAGCGCGCCACCGGGGGCGGCCTTGAGGCTGCCGTCGGGCTGCCTTGCGAGCCGCATGAAATGGCTCATGCCGACATAGTGGACAATATCCTCTCGGTAACCGAGCCCGGTGATGGCGCGCAGCAGCCGCGCAGGGGTCTGGTTATAGGCATCGTCATAGGCGGTCGCCATGCGTTCGCCATGCGGGGGGACCAGTACATCGCCCAATTCCAGCATCGCCCGTGCGCCATCAGCGACAATCTCGGACATGAGGACGGAACCGTTGAACCGCGCAGGCAGGGGCGTGGTGCTGCCGGGGATGTGTCCGGGCGCAACCAGCGAAATGAACATACGGTCGATGTCGCCCGGATGGATCGGCTCTCCGGGCAGGCCGTAGCCGCTCTCCAGCGCCGAAAAGGGCAGTATGATGCGCGCATCGGTGGGCGTGCCCTGCGCATAGTTCCAGAGCCGGACATACCAGGTGCGCGGCGTGCCCGCGGCGTCCCGCCCTTCGATGGTCAGGGTCGGCCCATTGGGTTGATCGAGGGCGACCACGCCATCGGATTGCCAGCGGAACCGCAGCGACGTGTGGGCGTAATCGCGGTCGGTCTGGTAGGCGAGCAGAGGGTGATCGAGCGTGTCGGCGCTTTCCCAGATCAGGCCCACCAATTCGCCCGCAAGGTGCAGCTCGACATCGACCCGCAAACTGTCCGGGCCAGTCGTCACCACCGCAGCCATGGCGGGGCGGGGGAAATTGATGGCCCAGAAGCGCGGGTCGAAGCGCTGCATGAAGGTGCTTTCCTGCGCGCGGCGTTCGCGGGCGAGCCAGAATGCCATCGGGTGTTCCTTCCGCTCAGGATTGTTGCAAGGCGCGGCGAACGGCGCTGGCGATCTGGCGCGACGAACGCTGCATTGCGGTGGGCGCAGCCTGTCCGCGCGGTACAGCGACCTGGATCGCCACGCGCACATCGCGCCCCGGCGGAGCCATTCCGGTCTCGACCCTTCCGGCGGCGGTCGGCACGAACACCTCCGGGCCGCGTTCACCGACCAGATAGGCGCGCCCCGGCGCGACCGGCCCGCCGGTGGCCCGGCCCGGCAAGCCAAGCAGTGCGCTGAGCGAGTTGCCGATCAGGCTTCCGAGACCGCCATTGCCGCTTCCTGCCCCGCCAAAAAGGCTGCCGATCCCTGATTGCACCGCATAGCCCGCGATTTCGGACAGCGCGCTGAAAGCGACCCGCTTGAGATCATCGAAACCGAGACTGCCGCGTCGCAAGGCTCCCAGCAACCCGCGTTCCAGAACATTCCCCGCACGGCTGAAACCGTCGAGCAGTCCGCCATCGAGCGTGCGGCGCATCGCTTCGACATCGGCGGCAAAGCCATCCGTGCTGGCGCGCACATCGATCACCAGTTCATCGAAATTGTCAGTCATCAGCATCGCGCTCCATCATGCGGGCGATCATCTCGCGATCAGGGGGGGAAAGGGCGCGGCCATCATCAGGGGCGGCCAGGGCCATCGCCAGCTCGGCTGGCGTGGCGCCCCAGAATTCGGCGGGCCGCCAGCCAAGTAGACGTGCGGCGAGCGCGCACCAGCAGACGGCGGCCTGCCCGAAGGTTTTGGTCATGCCTCGCCCTTGAGCACCTGTGCCAAAACGGCGCGTACGGGACCCGTCGCGCTGACCATACCCATCGCCAGCACCGCTTGCCCGACTGCAACGCGTTCTGGGCGGGTTTCGATGGGCAGGCAGTGCCATAGCAATGCGGTCATTTCGGTGAGTGTGAGTGCACCGCCCGCAGCACGCTCAACCAGTGCGAACAGCGAGCCTAGTTCGGCCTCGGCCAGCACCAGATTTTCAAAACTGGGCCGCAGAACATAGTTCAGGCCGTTGACGGCAAGCGCACATTCCCCGCGCAAAGGGTTGGCAACGGCGGTCATGCCGGCACCACGGGGCCGGAACTTTCAAGCTGGAGCGTATAACTACGCTCCCCATTGAAATCTCCGGCATAATCGAGCCGCTGCACGATAAACCGGCCCCGCAGTTTTTCGCCGTCCTCGAACGACAGCTCGTAATCATCATGCGTTCCGGCCAGTGCATGGGCGCGTACCGTGCTCTCGGCGGTGCTACCAAGGAAGATGCCCGCCGCACTGACCGAGACCGAGCGGGTGCCCGCCCCAGACAGCAGATCGCGCCATCCGCCCGATTGCTTGTGCGTGACGACCACCGTGTCGCCATTGATCGACATCTGCGTGGTGCGCAGGCCAGCGATGGTCTGATAGGCCGGGGGCGTGGCCCCGTCGGCGATTTTGAGCAGGAAGGCGGCGCCGGATTGTGCGGGCATGGGGCTAACTCCTAATTCGGTTCGAGAATACGGAAGCGGTATTCGAGCAAAGCGCCGCGGCGGTTGTCGGCGCGCGCTTCACTGCGCGAGCGCAGGAAGCGAATCGAGGCGACTTCGAAGCCCTGCTGGAACGGCGGCAGATCGAGCACGCGGCGCTCGATTGCGCCGAGCAGACCGGCATCGCCAACTGTCAGATCGGTGAAGCTCTCCAGTTCCAGAGCGACGCGGACTTCGCGGCCCTTCCGGTCTTTCGTGCCCCAGTCCACCGATGCACTGGCCGCAATGCCGAGCCACGGCGGCGTGGCGGAGAGTGGCGCTTCTTCTTCGATCGTATTGATCGCAGCCAACGCCGGATCGGCGTCCAGCCAAGTGATCAACGCGGCGCGCAGGTCATTTTCCATCGCGGAAGTCTCCAAACACCTCGGGCCACAGCGCCGCAGCCGAATGCCAGTCTGTCCGGCCACGGAGGCGTTTTCTGAGATGGGCCGCAGCGAACTGGGCGGCGCGGGCGCGTAAGCGCTGCGTCAGCCGCCGTGTAGGGGCAGAGGCCCGGATCATCCGAGCCGCACCGCGCGCCAGGGCCGCCACAAGGCCGTGACGCTGGCCGGAGGAACAGGGCTGGCTTTGCCTTCGCGGTCGCGGAAATCATGCGCTGCCAGCCGGATGATCCCTTGGCGCAGCGGTGCGGGGAGCGCGGACCAGCCGGACGCGATCCCGACCACCAGTTGCAAGGCCAGGCCTTCCCCTTCGAGCGGGAGTCGCAGACGGACGCAGCCACTTGCCGCCAGACGCCATTCCAGCGCGTCCGAAGGTGTTGCGATCACGGTTCGGCTCCCGTCGGCCGCAATCAGCGCCGCCGCTGTGATCTCACGCACGGGCCGTGAGACAAGCTCTTGCCAGTCGCCGGTGAGCGGCACTATCTCTTCGATTGTTTGAACCAGCGGTGCCTTGCCGATGAAGGCTTCGCAGATGGTCAAGCTGGTCTGGAGCAGACCATTGAGCGTTTCGTCTTCATTGGGTCGGCTGATCCCCAGCCAGTGTTTGAGTTCCGCCAGCGCGGGTTCGCCGGGCACCGGGGCTTGCACGATTGTCCGCTGCATGGCGGTGTCTCCGAAATTGTCATCGTCATGAAAAAATGCGCCCGCATCGCAGGGTTCAGGCATGGGGATGGCCAGAAGCGATGCGGGCGCGAATGCCGGCGGGACGCGAAGGGGACACGCAGACCCGCCGGTGCGAGGCCTGAGGTCAGGCCTCGATCTTGAGCAGCTTGATGGCGTTGGAATCGAGCACCTTTCCGCCAATCCGCTTGGTCGCGTAGAAATGCACAAACGGCTTGTTGGTAAAGGGATCGCGCAGCACCTGCGTGGCGCTGCGTTCGGCGATCAGATAGCCGTGGCGGAAGTTGCCGAAGGCAATCGGGAAGGCCCCGCCTGCGACATCGGGCATGTCCTCAGCCTCAATCACCGGGTAGCCAAGCAGGCGATCAGGCTGGCCTTCCACCATCCCGGGCTGCCACAGGAAGGCGCCATCGGCGGTCTTGAGCTTGCGCACGCTGGCCAGAGTGGTGGAATTCATCACGAAGACCGCCCCCTGCCGATGGCCCGATTTGAGCGCGTGGATGAGGTCGATCAGCTTGCTGTCGAAGGTGCTGCCGAGGCCGGTGGCGCTGCCCGATCCGATGTACTGCATGGTGCCGAAGGCGCGCACGCCATCGTCGGCGGTGCCCTTTGCACCAGTCAGAAAGCCTTCGGGTTGATTGACGCCCGTGCCGCGGACAAAGGCGGTGCCTTCGGCGCGGGCAAATTCTGTCGCGATTTCGCTGGCGAGCCAGGTTTCAAGGTCGAAGGCGGCATCGTCGAGCATGCCTTGGCTGGCGGCAGGGTTGGCATACAGGTCGCCAGACGGCGGGGCGATTTCGGCAAACTTGGGCGTGCCGGTTTCGGGCCGGGCGGCTGCTTCGCTGACCCAGCCCGAAGCGATGCCGCTGGTTGTAACCAACTTGCGATAACCAGAGCTGCCAGTCTGGACGACCTGTGCGATGGCGCGGATCGGGCTGATGGTGACGAGTTCTGCGGCAATGACGGCATCGATCTGGCGCGGCACTGCGAACCCGCCATCGGCAGGGTTGATACCGCTGATCGATTTCAGTTCTGTTTCGCGGCCGCGGCGCAGGTAACCGTCGACGAAGCTCTTGACCTCAGTCATGTCGCTGGCCGCAGCGGTGCCGCCCATGACCGGGCGGCTGGCCGCGCGGGCGACTTTGTCGAGCCGCGCCTTCACCTCGTCGACATCGCCGCGCAAGCCGGCAATATCGGCTTCGGCCTGATCCTGGCGTGCTACAATATCGAAGCTGGCATCAAGCGGGTCGACGGGATTGGTCATGATGGTGGGCGAATTTTCCATGGGGGAGAGGCCTTTCGGTTGGGCAGAAAAAAGGCCGCCCCAGTGGCGGCCGGTGGAAAGCAAAGGGGCTGGCAAAGGGTCAGCGTACAAGGTGCACGCGTGCGCCGTGTTGCAGCGGATGGGTGACGAGGCTGACTTCGAACAGGTCAATCTCAAGAAGCTCGCGCCCCGCCGCCGTCTGCTTGGCGGCGCGGGTGCGAAAGCCGAAGCTGAGGCCATTGACCCTGCCAGCCGCCAGCAGGTCGGCGGCGCGGCTATCAGGCCGGTCGATCCGGGCCAGCACCCGCAGTCCGCGAAGGTCTTCGGATGCTTGCTCGATTATACCGATCGGCTGGTCGGGCCGGTGCTGCCAATAAAGGGGCAAGGGGCGGTCACGTGCGGCAAGCGTCTTGGCAAAGGCCCCGCGCCGGATCGTGTCACGCCCGGCGTCGGCGATATCGAAAAGGGCGGCATAGCCTGCAAAGCGCAGCAGAGCGGGCGCGTTCACAGCCGGTCCCACAGGCCAAACCGTACGGCGATCCCGATCAGCAACAGCGCCAAGGCCCCGCGAACGATCCAGCCAATCAGCGCCTTCCACGCGCTCGTCTTGGCATCGCGCCAGGCCCGCAACAGTTCGCGCAGTTCGCCGAGATCCTCTTCGGCGCTCGGGTCACCGAGCTTGAGCCGGTCAAGAACGCGGTCGGTGGCAAACGCACTCGCCTCTTCCACAATCGCGCGCAAGGTGACCAGCGCCGCGCCATCGTTGCGGGCTTGGGCCATCAGGCTTGCCAGGACATCTTCGCGGCTCATGCAGCATTCCCTTCAGCCTGGAGGCCCAGCATCTGGCGCTTTTCGGCGCGGCTCAGGAAGTCGGCGTCGGAGATCTGCGACCACAATCGCTCGCGGTCCTCGGATAAAGCCGGGACACGGTCGAGATCGATCCGCAGCTCCGCCCCTGGAAACCACGGCGCGAGACCTTCACGCAGGGCGGCGAACAGCTTTTCCGCGAGCGGCAGCAATGTCAGGCGCCACAATGCGCGGCTGGCCTCGCGATAATTGGCATAAGTGTTATCGCCCGGAAGCCCGAGCAACATCGGCGGCACCCCGAAGGCGAGGGCGATGTCGCGCGCCGCTGCGCTTTTGAGCGTCGCAAAATCCATATCGGCGGGCGTCAGAGCCATGCTTTGCCACTTGAGCCCGCCATCGAGCAGCATGGGACGGCCCGCATTGGCCGTGCCCGAAAAGGCGGCATCAAGTTCGCGCTTCAGCCGGTCAAATTGGTCAAGGGTCAGCGCTGCACCGTCAGCCGTATCATAAACCAGAGCCCCGGAAGGCCGCGCCGCATTCTCCAGCAGCGCGCGGTTCCAGGCGGTTGCAGCATTGTGGATCAGCACCGATTGCCAGGCCGCCTGCAGCGCGCCCGCGCCGCAGTGATCGTCGAGCGGATGCATTGCCCGGATGGCAATCAGGCCGGGCCAGCCGCCCTCGTCCTCGATCGACAGCCGCGTGGTGTGCGGGCCAACGGTGTAATCATAGCTGCACGGCCAGCCATTGGCGTCGAGCACCACCTTGATCCGGTCTGGCCGCAGCGCAAACAGTTCGACCGGGGCGCCGGATGCGTCCTTCAGGATCTGTACGTAGCCATTGCCGTGCAACAGCAATTGGGCCGCGAGGGTTTCGATCAGCGATTGGCCTGCGCTGGTCGCTGCCACCAGCGCGGCGAGACGCGGGTCGGAGCAATGCAGCGGTGCCTGACCGATCCCTTCGGCAAGCAGCCGGACCGAACGCTGGGCAATCGGGTTGGCCAGGAAACCTTCGGCAATGCCGCGCGAATATTCATAACTTCGCGGGCCGGTGCCAGTATCGAAGCCGGGAAGCCAACCGTGCATCACGCCGGAAGCCAGCGGCACGCGGGTGCGCTCCCCGCCCTTGAAGGCGGAGAGAAGAGTGTCGAGCAAAGCCATGTCAATTCCTTTGGTTACATTTGCCGCACGCTCGGCCGTGCGCTTCGCCCCAGCAGCAGTTCGGTCAATGCCCACACGGCTGCATCGGCGCGGTCCGGGCTGCGCCCCGGGCCGGCATAGGCGCCGCCTGCCAGCAGGCCGCACAGTTGATCCTCCAACTGCGCGAACATCCCGGCATGGCGCACGCGCCCGGCGGAATAGAGCGCGGCGACCGGTTCGGCGCGGGCGACCTTGCCGCGCCTGGCATGCACCAGCTTCACGGGAAGCGCCCGATCGGCAGCGCGGAGCACGCTTTCAACCATGGCGCCGCCCTGGTTGGCTTCGGCCACCACCCGGTCTGCATCCCATTCGCGTGCCGCATCAGCGACACGCTGCGCCCATTGCGCTGGCGCCGCGTCGCTTATCGAACAGTCGGCCAGCACGCGGGCGATCCCGTCATCGCCAAGCCCTGCAACAATGATCCCGCATTCGTCCCCCGTAGCGCTGGCCGGCGGATCGACTGCGACCACCACCCGCATCAGCGCCGGCGCCGGGCTGGTTTCGCGTGCGACCTCCAGCATCGAACGGGTCCACAGCGCGCCTTCGATATCCTCGATCAGCTCGCCGCCGATTTCCTGGCGTTCAAGCTGTGTCCCGGCAAACTCGCTGCTGATCGCATGCAGGAAGCGTTCGGGCAGATTGCCTTCGTTCTCGGTGGTGGCGCCGCGTGTAATCACGATATCATCGGCGTTCTGGTGCTGTTTCATCAACCGTTGCACCAGTGGCACCGCGCGCGGCGTCGTGGTGACGAGGATGCGCGGATCGCCGCCCAGTCTCAGCCCGAGCAGCAGATTGTCCCAGCAACGCGTGGCGCGTCCGTGCGACAGTGGCCATTTGCCGATTTCGTCGCACCAGGCGTGGCTGTGCTGCGGCCCGCGCAGGCTCTCGGGCTCGGCAGCCGAAAACAGTTCGGCCTGCGCGCCGTTGCTGAACCGGATGCGGCGACGCGAGGGTTCGAAACGTGGTCGGTCGGCAGCCGTGTAGATGGCCAGCAGACCGCTTTCGCCTTCCACCATGACCGCGCGTGCTTCGGCCAGCGAGGACGAGATCAGCGCGATGCGCGCGCCGGGGTTGCGATCGGCGATCATCTTGACCCATTCAGCGCCCGCGCGGGTCTTGCCAAACCCGCGACCGGCCATGATCATCCAGATCCGCCAGTCGCCTTCGGGGGGCAACTGGCTGGGGCGGGCAAAATATTCCCAGACATAGTCGAACCGGTTTCGCTCGCCACGGGTCAATATGGTCGACAGCTTGCGCTGTGCTTTGGCCGCAGCTTTGTTGTCTTGGGTGAGCCAGTCGAACGGTTTCAACATCATGTCGCGGTCTCATCGGCTTTGGCCTTGCTCATCCGCCGCCGGATTTCGTCGATCTTGCGGTCGATCGACGCGCGCACTTCAGCCGGGCTGACGTTGCGTTCATGCGGTTGGCTGGCGGCGGCACTGTCCCGATGCGCGGCAAGCAGACGGATGGCGTTGGCAAAGTCGAACTTTTCGCCGTCATCAGTTTTGAAATCGCCTTCACGAAGGCGACGCAGCACTTCCATTTCGAGATGGGCGTAGCCCTCGGCGAGCGCGGCCTGCCACTGGCGTGCGAAATCGGGCTGGGCGCGTCGCAGGCGGTAAACCCGGCTGATCTCGATCCCGGCCTGGGCCGCCGCGCGGGTCACGTTAGACGTTTCGGCAAGATGGTCCAGAAAGCGGGTCCGCCAGTGGCGGTCCGTGCCAGTGCCAGTTCCGGTGCCAGCGCGGCTGGCAGGCGTGGTATCAATCTGCGCGGGGTCACGCTTCGCCATCGGCAATACTCCGATTGCGGACAGCAAAAAGGCGGCGATCCCCACGGGGAAGGCCGCCTTCAGGCGAATCGCAATTTTTCGACTATGCCCCTTGTTAACCCCGGAGCGTCACGATGTCAACAAAAATAACCAGATGGGTTAAATTGTCTACCCTCAGATAATGCCGATCGCCCGTCCAGCGCGTTCGAACATCCCGAGGATGGTCTGCACCTGATCGGCGGTGTGCTCTGCACACAGTGAACAGCGCAGCAGGGTCATGCCGGCAGGTGTCGCGGGGGGCCGGGCGAGGTTCACGTAAAGGCCTTCCTTCAACAGCGCCTCCCACATCATCGCGCCCTTTTCCAGATCGGGCATGATGACCGCGATGATCGCGCTTTGCGGCGTATCGGTGCCGAGCTTGAAGCCCAGAGCCTTGAGCCCGCCGTGCAGCGTGCGGCTGTTCTCCCACAGATGCGCGCGCTTGTTGCCGCCGTGCATAAGCTTGCGGATCGATGTGGCGCTGCTTGCCATGACGGCCGGCGGAAGCGCGGCGGTGAAGACGTAAGGGCGGCACACCAGCCGCAGCACTTCGAACTTCGGGTGGTTCGACACGCAAAAGCCGCCAACCGTGCCGACGCTTTTCGAGAAGGTGCCGATGATGAAGTCGACATCATCGAGCACTCCCTGTTCCTCGGCAACGCCGCGGCCATGCTCTCCGATGAAGCCCATCGAATGTGCTTCATCGACCAGCACCGTCGCGCCGTTTTCCTTGCAGACGCGCACCATGTCCTTGAGAGGTGCGACATCGCCCATCATCGAATAGACACCTTCCAGCACGACGAGCTTGCCTGCGCCTTCAGGCACACGCTTCAACCGCTTTTCCAGGGCTTCGACGTCGTTGTGCTTGAACGGCACGACTTCGGCATTGCCCATCGCGCAGCCATCCCAGATCGAAGCGTGGCTATCGATGTCGAGGATGATGTAATCCCCCTTGCCCGCCAGCGTCGAAATGATCCCGAGGTTGGCCTGATACCCGGTCGAAAAGACCATCGCATGATCCATGCCGTAGAATTCGCGCAACGCGGTTTCTACATCGCGGTGATCGCGGAAGGTGCCGTTGAGCACCCGGCTGCCGGTGGTGCCGGCGCCGAATTCCTCCATGGCGCGTTTGCCCGCTTCGATCACGTCCGGATCAAAGGTCATGCCCATGTAGTTGTAGGTGCCAAGCAGGATCGTATCGCGCCCATTGCAGATCGCCTGTGTCGGCGACAGCACCTCTTCCATCACCAGATTGAACGGATCCTCCACGCCAGCGGCGAGCAGTGTCTCGCGTGTCTGGATGATCGGATCGAACTTGGCGAGCAGGTCTACCGGCTCGGCGGGGGCAAGGGCGTCTTTCATAGCGGTCGCCATTATCAGCTATCCTGCATCTTGTGGACTGCCGCCACGAGCTGACCCCAGTTTTCGATCTCGGCCTGCTGGTTCATCGAGATGATCACGTCGAACGCGTCTTCGATCTCGGCGACGAAATCCATCACGGTCAGGCTGTCGAACTCCAGATCGCCTGCAAAGGTGGTCGAGTCTTGGATAGCGACACCCTTTTTGTTGAAGGGTTCGACCAGAGCGCGGATACGGTCATCGACTTCGGCGGGGGTCATGGGCGGCTATGCTTTCGTTGCGTCGGTTGTCGGGCGGCGTATGCCAAGGTAATACGGCTGCAAAG